GATGAATGAAGTTCAAAAAACTTCAGAAGTAGTTACTGAACTTTGGGATATTTTAGAAAATAGAGATTTAGAAATTCATATTGATGTTAATCCAAAAGAAACTGAAGGATCACATGTAGCATTTAATCAAGCAGTTGGATATATTATGGGGATGCATGGTATTAAACCAATATTCAAGCCAGAATCTTTTGCGGCATCTAAAGTTGCTGACCATTTAGTTAGGAAATATTCAAATGTGCAGTGAAAAATATATTTAAAAGCAATAAAATTTAAGATTGTTTTAAGCATTATTTGGATATACTTACTTAGATGGGTTGGGAAACTAACCCACAAACCACAATAGAAGGAGAAGTTATGAAAATATCTCGGGAATTTTACACCACTGGAATGGAAAAAGTTGTTGAAGATAAAGATTTGAAAATTGAAGTTTATTTTTCCAATAAAAATGATACGCTTGTTGGAATGTATTTTACCGGTCGTAAAGCAAAACCGGATAAATATCTTCGTTTTAAAACCAATGAAGAACGCCTTCAATATACTAATAAGTTTATTGAAGATGCTCAATATTTGAAAAATCTTAAAGATGAGCGCAAAATTGCGAAAAAAGAAGCTCAAGAAAAACTCTTGAAAAGTATCAAAGTTGGCGATGTTTTCGTTAGTTCTTGGGGTTATGAACAAACCAACATTAATTTTTATCAAGTAATTGATATTAAAGGTAAAACTGTTACTTTTCGGGAAATCGCTAAAGATGTTGAGGAAGATGGATATATGAGTGGAAAAGCAAGAGCCGTAAAAAATAATTTTATCGGTGACGCTTTCAAAAAGCAAATCAGAAGCGAATATATTAACCTCAACAGTGTTCAATCTATTAGAAAAGTTCAAGATCCAGAACATGATGTTTTCTATTGTAGCTGGTATTATTAACCAGCTGCAATCATAATGTGTTTGCAATCTTTAAAATTTATAAATAAATAAAAAATGATTAAGGTTTATTATGAATTTTAAAGATTACATCAATGAAATATCTATAGAAAATTTGCAAGAAGAAATAAATAAATTAGAAAAAGATTATCAAGATAACAAAGAATATTTTACTGAATCAACATCTGAAGAAATAAAAAACACCAAAGAAAAAATGAAAAAATGTTCAGAAAAAAAAGATCCCGGTGAACGTTCAAAATGTCAAAAATCCGTAAGGGATAGGTTAAGTGCCATAAAAAATAAAATGAAAAAAGCAAAAGATAAAATAAAATCAACCGTTACAAATACAAAAGATAAAATAAAATCAGCAGCAAGAAGTGAAGGTAATAGAATACTTACAAAATTACAACAACAGGGATCTGGTTCTTAAATAATACCTTTTGATTTAAGTTCTTTTTCTGTTATTATTAGAAATTTATAATCGTTTTTATCACAAAATTCTTTAGCTGCTTTAAATTTTGCTTGATTGATAGGGTTATTTATCTGTTTTGAAGGTTTTATTTCTATTATATATTTTTCGCCATTTTTAAGTAAAATATACAAATCCGGATAGTACCTATGTTTTTTGTTATCTGTTGGCTTAATATAATAAATGGGAAAATATTCTGTACTCCAATATTTAATATTTTCATTTTTATCACAATATTTCATAAATTCTCTTTCCCAGCTTGATCTATATTCTGGATAAATGTTTTTATTCATTGTTTTATCTAATGGTTGTATATATTTATTTTCATTAATAGGTTGATAAAACCCTTTAATAAATTTTGAATTATTCTGTTTTTTTTGATATCTTCTTTTTCTTTTATAATATCTTGGTCTTGAAATTGGCATTTTATACCTTTGGCTCTGGCACTTTTCCTAAATCTATGATTCGTTTTCCAGATTTATTTAATCTATAATCTTGAACTTTTCTTTTGTCTCCCTGTATTACAGTTTTAAATATTACTTTTTTATCAGCATTATCCACAATTATAGCTGCTGTTTGGTATCCTTTTTTATTTTCCCAAAATATTAAATACTCTCCATCTTGCAGTCCCAAAGGTCTTTTCTTTAACAAAGTGGACATTAATTTATCAAAAGTATCACAATTAAACCCTTCATCTCTTTCATTTCCTTTAGGTGGTCTTGGTTCATCTAAATGAGCTGTTCTAACAACTTTAAAGCCCTTCCAAGGTCCTTCTGGAATTTCCCCAGCGCCTGTACTACAATCCGGAGACACCTTTTCTGATAATTTTAAATATTCTTTAAATGTTCTTATTATTTTCATTAATCTATACCTCTTATGAACTTTTCAGTCTTTAAAGATGTTGCTATTAAAAATTTATCATCCTCTGGAAAAACCATTATGTTATTTGAAATGTTTTTAATAATATACATTCTTAGAACTTTTGAATTTTTATACCTATTTAACCAAGGTTTTACATCTTTATATGTTAATTTTCCATTTTTCTTTTTTCTTAATTCTAAAAAATATTTAGCAACTGTTACCCGCTCTGCAACTGGGAGCCAATGAAGATTTAAACCATATGTATGGGTTCTTCTTAATTTTTTGTTTTTAGGAGGTCCAAGGCAAATTATTAATGGTTTTTTATCAAATGTTTTTTCTTTGTATTTAGCGCTATATCTAAAAGCAAGTTTAGACCCCGGTAAAAAATATCTTGGATTTTTAGTTTTTGTTAATTCTTTTTTCAATTCTTTCATTATTTTTTTAGCGTTTTTATTAATATTATAATTATGTTTTTTATAGAATTCTTTAGCGCCTTTTAAGATATCTTTTAGAAATTTTTTTGAATTGTTGGCTATTTGTTTTGCTACAGGTTCAGAAGTATTAGCTTCAATAATATCAATTCCATCTTTAGAAGTAGAAATATTTTTCTTTATCAATCGAGTTAAACCATCTGGTGTTGAAATGGCTTCATAAGTTAATTTTTTATTATTAATAATACTTCTATTATTTATTTTTTTAGCCATTCGTTTCCTTTATACTTTTATGTTATTTATAAATATTGTATGAAAAATAACAAAATATTTAAAAAATATGAATTGCATAATTTATCTAACCTTCTTATTAAAAATCATAAAAATCCTAAAAAAATTTATAAAAATAAAATATATGAAATAATAAAATACAATAAAAACAAAAAAATAGAATACCACTGTATCAGTATTTGTACAGGAGATTTGTCATTACCTAAAAGAAATGGGTATTATATGGATGATATTATAATGATAGAAAGTGAAGATTATACTGAAGAAATTGGATGGTTACTATCACCTGATAATGGTTTTTTGATTTTTGAAATGGAAAATGAAAGTATAGAGGAAATAAAAGAAGAATATCCAGAATATTTTGTATAGTTTATATGGTTAAATTATGAAAACCCCCAAAGGGGTTTTGAGTTGGTTATTATCCAAGTACAGTTGAATCGAAATCGATACCAAAAGTAGTTGAATAGAATTCACCACCCCAAGGATTCTCAGCTAATCCATAACGAGACATAGCAATTAAAGCTGGCTGACCAGTTGTAACATGCGTTACTTTTTGAATTTGAACAGGAGTATAAGGAGCATAAACACCAAGTGAATCCTGATTACTACCTTTATAAATCAATGTTGCATATTCACCTTGATCAGCATAGTTATCAACAATAACACTGAATTTATTATCAAATCTACCAACTGAAGGGCTAATTGTATTAGCGTTTACAGTACTCGCTTGAGGAGCAGCTTGGAAACCTCCAATAGCTTCAAGAACAGTTACAACTTTAGGAGATACTAATAATTTATTAGCAGCACCACGCTTGTTTCTTCTTCCAATCTCACGAGATTCGTCGGCTAATTTAATACCGAGTGTTCTGTATCTTTCGATTTCCCATCTACCAGCATTAAAATAATTAGTAGGATCGATAGGTTGAGCAGGAGCGCCATTTAAATAGAAATCATTTTTAAGAAGTGCTCTGGAGTTAACAAAATCAACAATTTCTCTATCAGTTTCAGCTTTAATTTCATAACTCATAAGATTCATAAGTTCTTGATCAGCTAAAACACCATGCATAGCTTTAAGATCTTGATACATTTCAATTGTATATTCAGCTCTTAATTTACGAGTTTTAGCTTCAACTTGAGTTCTTTCTACAGCGATACCAACTTCTGACATTTCGTTACCAACAGTACCTCTTACTTCACCTTCTGCAGTTGTATAAGAACCTGAGAAGTTAGGAAGAATTTTATCAAATGCAGCACTACCAGTATAAGCGGCTACAACATCACCCATTGGTCTAAGTTTGCCAGTGCTTGTAATATCGGCATTCCAATAACCATTTTCAGGAAGTTCAACTAATACACCATAAAGATCAGGATTTTGAGCACCTACTGCAGAACCACCAAGTGTGTTAGGAATAGTATAAGCAGGTTGATTATGTGCTGTTCCATGATTTTGAGGTTCAACATAAACAACAGTTGCAAGAGGGTTTGTACTTGTACCATCATCAAAAAGCCCTGTAGTTAAGTCAATTTTATCACCAATAGCCGGAGCTCTATAATCACCACCAAAAGTATATTTTTTAGTAAGAACTACTTGAGTAGCGGCATTTGTTTTATTCAATTCAGCAGGTCCGGTTCCACCTTGATTAGATCCGGGTTTGCCAGTAAT